GGGGTCAGGTGACTGGGGTGAGTTTGCCTACGGATACTACGGAGCCAGGATTGTTTGCGGTTCCCGTCAAGAATGTCTGACGTCCGAATGTAGTCGTGAACAGGGTGCTATTTATTTGAAAAGAAACCCCTGAAGAAGTGGTCACGGTCTGCCCGATCAACTGTTCCTGAAGTTCGACAGAAACAAGCGTTCCCTCGATTACCGACGGCCCTAAGTAGTCCCACCAATCCAACGACAACTGCCAGTCGGAAATAAGTGGAGGCGGAGGAGATGGGTTTGTCCTTGTGTTGACTGCGATTATCCGAAAATTAATCTGGCTTGAATAATTCTGGACCATGTTGGCGTCGGCGCGTATCAATCCGCTTCCCGGGGCGGCTGACTTGAAGGCGACCTTCAAATTATCTCCCGGAACCATAACGGGATAAACGTCGTTGAACCTGACTGTGTAGTTGTTGCTCCTCTCTGCGAAAACAGTCCTGAGGCTTCCCCAAGTCTTGTATTTGTCAGAATAAACGCTGTCCCCTACCCCGATGATGATAGCTTTTGCCATCAGATTCTGGCGTAATAATATGTCGCCGTCTGAGTTCCCATCTTGATGCGGTCGCCCCAAAGAGACCCTGTAACGTATTGGTCAACTTGGAATTGGTCGTCAGGAAGCTTGGTCACCTTCGCCAGAATGACGTATGACAGTTGGTCGGTATCGTCAGGCGGCATCGAATTCAAGGTGTAGATGCGAGGATACGGGTCGTTTTCTGGCGGGCTTCCCGGAGTCGTAGCAGGGAAATCGTTGAAGAAAGACGAACTCGGACCGGCTCGCAACACTATCCATGTTTCCGTTCCGGCTTCCAAAGCGATCTGCGGCTGGGGGATGATGTCCATATAAACCCACGCTTCGTTCACGTCGTCGTAAATCAACGGCATGATGTTGTTCAATGTTCCCGGGCAGATGTTGTAAACAGCGTAAGGCGCACCCTCGGTCGGCGTGACGTATTTGAGGTCTTTGACCTTGAACGGGAAGCACTCGCTTTCGTTTCCATCGTTCTGCGCCGCGCAGCTCGACGGGATGAGGTAACTGTAATTCACGGAAGTCCAGTCCGCAGGGCCGACGAACTCCTGGAACCAGTCGGTGTTGGCCGGCGTCAATTCCTCCATGTCGGACAGCTGGCTCTGGTTCACGATGTTCGCCCACTTAACAGGAGTCGAATCCTTGTTAAGGTTGTAGGGGTCGTTCGCCTCGTTCAGGTCGTCTTGGTTGCAGAGGGTCGTGCCGTTGAACTGACAAGGGATATGAAGGTCGATGGGGCCGACGAGGTGCTGGTCGATGGAGATGTTAGTGACGTCTCCAGTCCCGGTCGTTACCGTGACGATGCCGATTAGCTTGACGTCATATCCCCACTTCGTCGGATTGAACCAGGTCGTGTGGCAGTTGCCCCAGTCGCCGGAAAGTCCCGTCGAGGTGGCGTCATACCCGGTCATCTTGTGGATGTTCGTCTTGTTGACGTATTCCGATGGCCCGGTCTCGGAGAAGATCGTGGATTCGATGTCGTCGCCGGACTTGAAGATGGAGACCCAAGGAGCCTCGGCGTTGAGCAGTTCGGACTCCGTGTCGTCGTTCGATTGGTTGATGTCGAACTTGCTTACCGTGACGTAATAGGTTCCGGGCGTGAGCGTATAATAGCCGTCGCCTTCCATCCAAGGGGAGCCTCCTGATCCGGCAGTCCTCATTACGCCTGAGCCATAGACGGCCACCTTGCTGATCCATCCCTGACGCTTGTCATAATGACCGCCGAGTTTCACGCGCGGCATATTGCTCTGCGTGAAGGTGACCGACCCCTTGGCCAGCTTGAGGCATTGGCTCCCCGTCACCGTGACCGTAGAAAGTTGGAATTGGTCTGGTGAAGCCTCTTCTGCGGATTCCATCGTATCGACGATGTCCTGAGGAAGGCCATAGGATACTCCTCCTTGTCCGGCGGTGAACGTGACGTCGTTCGACATCATCGTCCTTGCGGAATCTGCCGCTGCGGCGAGCTTGTTCAGCGCGGAGGCCGAGATGGGCTGTCCTTGTCCGAAGGAGCCTTGGATGGCCTCGCTGTTGAATCCTCCGATGGATCGCATTATGCCGGGGCGTCGATGTTGGGATAGATGTCCTTGTCCCAGCCGGAGATGCCCGAAAGCATCAGGTCGGCCGTAACCTTGTAGATGCCGCCGAACTGCTCGACCGAGCAATTGGTGATGAGGAAGCCGCGCCTGATGACAGCCTCCCATTCCGAACTATAGACGAAAGAGCCTCCGTAACCCCCCGTCGCCAGACCCCTGTATGGTTCAGGCAACTGATACAAGGCACCGCTGGTCGTCCATCCGACGTAAGATGCGAAGCCGACCGCCGTGGTCTCATTGTTGACGTAGAACAGGCAGCGGAGCGTGTTCGACGGCTTGTAATAATTCTTGATGCCGGCCTTGATGTTGACGGTGGTCTGGGCGGAGTTCTGATAGGGCAGGAATCCGACGAACTGGAACGCCTGGGTGGCTCCGCCGGCGGAGACGGCCGGACGCCAGAGGGCGCGGTTCGGATTGGTGGCTGAATTATTATCCCATCCGCTTCCCGTCGGGAATCCGGCCAGCACCGTGTTCATGTTCGGTACGCCGGTCGGGCAGTTGATCTTCTGGAAGTTAGGGTGATGCTCGATAGGCTCGGAGGCCGAAGAGCCTGTCATCACGACCTGCGTGATGGTCTTTGTGCCGCTGTTTACCGCAGGGTCGATTCCGCAGAAATCGGCCGTGACGACGAGGACGTTGCCTTTGTCGTAGACATAGTTCGCCCTCCAGATTTTAAGGTTCTGGATGTTGGAAGGGGCGACGGGGACGAGGCTTCCGAGCGTCGTGCCTTTGGCGAACTTGCTGGTAAAATCTCCGGCCAAGGTCGCTTCCCACTTGAACTTGACTTGGGTCTGAAGAAGACCGAAGCCGTCGGCCTCGACCTGCCAACCAGGCATGGCGACCGGGTCGCTCAGGTTGTTCCCGTAGGGAATGATGGTATCGGAAGCCATTATCGTGTGAGTGCGTCGGGGGTTCTTGAGGGGGCCAGCTCTGGGCGGGTGTTACGGGCGGTCTCTTCGGTCGCCGTGGCGATGCGTTCAAGTGGGGTGAAGGACACGGCTCCGAAGACGTCGCCGCCGCCCATCTGCTGCATCTGGGAGGCCGCGCCGGCTTCGGCGAGTCCGAAGGGATTCAAGATGTTGGCCTTTCCTTTGAGCAATTTTTCAAGTTCCTTCTTTGCTTGTTCCCGCTTGTCTTCGTCGATTTCTCGCAAGACGAAATCCTTGATTTCGTCGTTGGTCATGTATTTGGGTGCGTTCTCGACCTTTCGCTTCACTTCGTCCTCGACGGATTCAAACGGATTCCAAGCCCCGGTTGAGAAGAAGTTTTTGAACGAGAATTGGATTTCCTCGATCATCTCGAAGACTGAACCGATTAGGTTGATCCAGAAATTGTCCCACAACTGACCCCATTTTTCCATGTCGGACTTCCCACGGGCGAGCGCACCCACCGCACCGGCGTTGGCGGTAAGATAACTATCCGCTGCATCGTCGATGGCCTTGGAGCCGGCCTTGACGATGGGCAGTAGTTCCTTGAAAGAGTCGCCGAACATCTTCGTGCCGTAGTAAAGCAACGTGGCTTCGTCCGTGCCGGCGGCGTAGGAGTCTGACAGGGCTTTCATCGCCTTGTTGGCATCGAAAGTTCCGTCAGATACTTCGTCCATGCCGACGCCCATCTTGGCGAGGATGTTGGTCAGCTCGCCTCCCTTGATGCGGGCCTCGCCCATGCGGCGCGTGAACTCGACGGCAGAATTCATCATCGTCTGGAGGCTGACCCCGAAGGTCTGGCCGATGGATTCAAACTGCTTGATTTGCGAGATGTCCATCCCTGACCTCAAGGAAGCCAGACGGATGGTCTTGGCGTATTCTGCGATTTCGCTGATTTTTGCGATGACGGCCTTCACCATGCCTGCGAAAGCGTCGACGACGGCTCCTACCATGGCTCCGATTGGTCCGCCGACAAGACCGCCGATGCCCTGGGCGGAGGACAAATCTCCGGCGACCTTTGCGAAAGGGTTCTTGATTCCTCCATAGCCAGACTTTCCCTGACCCATGGCACCGCCGATCATGCGGCCGGCCTCGGTCAGACCCTTCTCAAGTTCCTTCAGGTCGATTCCAATCGTTGTCTTCAGGTCGGCCATGGCTAGGATAGGTTGTTCGCCTTTTTATAGGCTTCAATGCGTTCGTTGAAATTCTTCAAATCTTCCTCTTCCTCGGTCGAAAGGATGTTCAGCTTCGCGCCGTTGTAGATGGCATGGGCCACCGACATCCAGACGGCTTCGCCTTCCGGCATGGTCCAAGCTTCCTCCAGGCTGCAACCGTTGCGGACGAGGGAAGATACGGCCGACAACGGGAACGGAACCGACTCATGGTTGCGATGAGATTTCTTGTCCTCCTTGGTCCAGAACTTCGGGTAAGAAAGGGAAATCTGGATGCATCCGATGATCTTGCCGACGCAGCGCGAAAGGTACTTCCGGCTCATGCTCATGCGAACCAAGTGCCATTTGTCGGCAAGGGTGAGGGGTGCGACCATCTTCTCCTTGTCGTGCGTGGACAGAACCTTGACGGCCGTGATGACGTCCAGCGGACTGAAGTTCTTCTTATCCGGGTCCAGGAACGGCGACTGCATCGCTTCCAGCACCACCCTGTGTCGCAGGCAGAAGGCGCGAAGCGTCCTGCCGCATACCTTGTCTTGGTAGGGCAGGACGGTCGTGGCCTTTAGGTAGCGAGCATCCATTCGGGATGCCGCCCTGTTAGGCGATCTGAGCGTACTTGACTCCTTTGACGGAGAACTTGCGGAAGTCCTTGTTCGTACCCTTGTCGTCGACGGACTTGATGATCCAAGTCACGCCGCCGTAGGCGAACTGAGTGCCGGTGACGGGAAGGGTTCCTGCCTGAAGCATGACGCCTTCGATGGTCAGTTCCTGGAACAGGTCGTCGAGGCGGTTCGTGATGACACGGCCTTCGACGTCGCTGACTTCGATGTCGAGCTTGAAACTCTCAGTCCAAGAGTCGGACTGGACGGTCATATAAGCGACTTCGTCGTAAAGACCGAAAAAGTGGGCTACTCCGTAATCAATGTTTGTGGACATCGTAGTATGGGTTTAGCCAAGTGTCAAGGGGCGGGGGGCATGACGCCCCAGAAGGTGTACTCGATGGCGTTGCCGTACCGGCGTTGGCTCATCCCCTCCTCATCGTTAGAAATCCACAAGTCGTAGAGCTGACCGTCCGTGGTAGGGTTCCAGAGGGCTTGAAGGGAGGCCACATCCCGCATTGCCCCGATGACCTCAACGACCCGGGCGCGGTGCGTCTCAAGGGTCTCGTCGTCGGCCGAGGAGTAGACGTAGATTTTGACCGTGGCCTTGTAGTTTCCAAGGGTGTTGGAACCTAGGTCGTCAATCGCGCTGCTGGATTCGGCATGGACGATGATGATCGGGATGACCCGGATGTCGTCCGTGACGCCCTTATGGACGGAGACGCCCGGGAACAGCGGAGTCAGGTACTCGGCCACCCTGTTCTCGATGGTCGTGCGGAAACTGAAGAAGGCGGGGGTTGGCATTAGGGTGTATTGGTAAGGGTGAAGCCGCCTTGGAGCCGGCGGGTTACTTCTAGGAGGGTTCCTTGATTGCGCGGGGATTGTAGGTGTTTGAGGATGGCCACCCGCATGGCGTAGGCTCGGTGGT